AAAAACAGGCTACTTGAGGCTAAAATCGAGTCTCAGGAGAAGGAAATCGAGTATCTTGATAGGATGTTTCACCTTCATAGCCGCCAGTTGAGAGAGGCGAACGCCGATCTAGATAGATTTGAGGCTAAATTGGACGCTCAGCTGGCTAAAATGGATGCCGCGTTGTCAGTTTTACCGGAGCATCTGCTTTAAATGCGTAATTTTATCGAAAAACATGAGCCAGAGATCATCATCCTTGCAGTTTTCCTGGCTTGCTACGTTGGAAAGCTCCTTAAGGTGATATAATACCGGTATGAATGAACAAAAACCCCCGGAAGACGTTCTTGATCGGATTATTAGCCAGATGTTTGCGCTGAAGCGTGTCGCTGTAACACCTGATGTAAGTGAATATACCTCTGCTGCCGGTATTTTCAACAGCCTGGAGAGCTTGATGGAGTACATTTGCGTTAAAGACTTGGCCGGATTGGTTGAATTCTGCTACCAGCCCGGAGTTGAGCTGACGATTAAGTCTGGTTTGATTAAACTTTCGATTGAACGTAGGGTAAGATGATTAAAACTACCGGAATTTCAATTGATTACAACGCCATGTTATGGCTTATCAAGAACTTACCTCTCATCGAGGGGTACATAAATAACATATACGGCGATACTAGTGTTGACTACTGGATGCACGGACCTCATCCTGAACTACAATACAACAGTCCTCACGATGTTTTGATGGACGGTGGATTTGGTAGATTAGACGAGCTAGTCAGAGGTCTCTATGAGTCATATAACGTGGTCGTAAACGAAGAGCGGAAAAATGACGGGTACCGGGGATGATAATTCTTAACAACCGAATCCATAAAGCCTTGACTGATCCGGTTCGTACCGCGATGTTTTCGGACGATCTTCGCCACCGGTTCTACTTGGATATCATTTGGGATCAATCAATTCCACCGTTAGTGTGCATCGGGCTCAATCCGTCAACAGCTGACCACAATAAGGATGACCCGACTCTCAGGAAGGTGCAGGGGTTCGCTCGTCGCTGGGGTAAGGGAGGAGTCCGGATGCTAAACGTCTATACCTATCGGTCAACCGATCCTCGCGGATTGAAGCAGGTAGAAGACCCTGTGGTAGAAGTAATTGGCTGGGATCTCGCTCGTGAGGTTAACGCCCATTACATCGAAGCTCCTCTTCGTCAGACCTGTAAAGCTTATAACGGCCAACAGATCGTAGTTCTTTGCGCCTGGGGAACCAAAGGGGGTCAAAAGGCCGAGTATATCTCAGAGTGCTTTCATAGCATGAAAAGGTCCGGGTGCAACCTTCTGACTATGTGCCTGCGAACCACGAAGGACGGACACCCTGAGCACCCGCTGTATGTGCCATATGAAACGGAACCAAAGGTATGGAGTTAATGGATAAAGAAGAACGATTGCAGGCGGAGGCCAAGTGGCTATGGAATAACCGAGAGAAGTATCACGGTAAGTGGGTTCTGCTAGATGGATCAAGGTTGGTTGCTAGTGGCCTGGAAAAAGACGTTTTAGCGGAGTCGTACAGGCCGGAGAATGAGGGGTTCTTGATGTCGTATATCCAAAGAAGCAACGAGGAGATAGCTAGTGGCAGCAGCCAAGTTCAGCAATCCGTGTAAGGAGTACATCCGAGGACTCGTTCGGTATTGCCGCGACATCACCGGGCATACTGAATACGAGATCACCCTTTCGTTTGAAGAGGAGTCTAGCAAGAATGACGGTTCAAGCTTCTGGACGCCGTATGCAGCTATCAATGTTAACCATGTTTACCTGCTGGCCGACATTGAGTTTTACCCGCTCATGGCGAAGGACTGGAATAAAAAGAACCACAGGGAGATGGGGCAGAACGTACTGCATGAGATATGCCACCTGTTTTTGGAACCAGTCACTGACTTATTTATGTGGGATGTCCCGGCCAGTCAAGAAAAGTTCGCTAGAGATACCGTGGAGAGGCAGACACAGCGAATCCGGAATGCTATAATGTTGAATATGCCGGATCAGTGGTACGAACCAAGCAAGATCAAGGAGTACTGCGAGTCGGTTAGGTGACTATGCGAATTGAATTTAAAGACGGACGAATAATCGATAACGTGACTTTCTGGCGCTTTATCAGCGGTCGCGGAATGTACGAGGCTGTTTACCTTAACTCCACCGGGGATAAGCGTACTATGACGTTCCTGCCGAAAGAGGCGTATGTCGTTGATGAGAATGGGAGGGAGTTCCTTGAGTAGAGCTGACTTTACGCCAGATGGTTTCGATGTATCTGCGAAGAGGATTGTATCGGAGCTTTTCCAATTCTATTCGTCCAGGGATGTGTACCCTGATGATTGGTACCTAACGCCAGATGACTTCTATGTCAATATGGCGAATAACGCCAAGGGGTGGGTGATTGGGTTTAAGAAAGACCTATTGAGGCACCTGACTAAAACGCATACTACCGTTAGCGAAAAAGTTAAGTCCGTTACCACTACGTTTCCAAAGCGAAGGGTTGACTATCTATGGTACTTCATAGCCGGATACGTCCCGTGGTTCAGTCGTTTCATCCAGAAGGAAGATAATATAGTAGCTTATCGTGATATCGTCACCAATAACCACTACCACTTAATACCGGCTGATGTTCACAGGAGCAGAAATCAGGTGGAGTTCATGTACTGGGACGGAGGTAGCTCTCACTATGACGGACTTCCGAAAGAATGGGATGCGCTTAAAAAACTGGAAGAAGCGGCAAGGGCCTCCGGGGATGAATACACGCGGATGATTAGGATTCAAAAAGCTCTATGGGAGCTGGATGCGGTGCGACGTGGCTGATTACGTCATCTCGGATACGCATTTTTTCCACCGCAGGGCTATAGAGTACTGCAATCGTCCTTTCGAGAATGTTGAGGAGATGAACCGGTATATGCTTGACCGGTGGAACGAAACGGTCGGCCAGCACGATACCGTATACCACCTTGGTGACTTTGCCTTCTGTAGCGTACTGCACTCCCTGGAGTTGGTTAAGCAGCTTAACGGGCGTATCGTCTTCATCCGTGGCAACCACGACGGTAGCAAGGGCCGGTGCGAGCGGATCTTCGGTAGCTCTAGGGATTCAATGACCTACGGGGTTAATGGGATTGACGTTGCACTCCTCATGGTGCATAACCCGGAGCATGGGATGAAGCTATTGACTACCTGCTGGGATGAGTTTGACGCTATCGTTCATGGTCACCAGCATAACACGACGCCTAAGTTCCGAGTGGAGAACGGAGTTAAGTACGTCAACGTATCGGTGGAACACTGGGATTACACCCCGATACCTATGGAAACAATCCTGGAGATGGTACAATAGGAGAATATGGTAAACGTAAAGTTTGTACGACTGAATGAACTGGCAAAGATGCCGATGCAGGCGAAGCCGGGAGACGCTTGCTTTGATATCTGCGCCACCGGGTTCTCCTGGAATGGCAACGTGATCGTGGTTGATACCGGTCTTGCTTTTGAACTTCCTGCTGGACATGAGATGCAAGTTCGCTGCCGGGGCGGATTTGCGTCCAAGGGTGTCTTTGTTACTAATGGAATCGGTACGGTTGACGAAGGATACCGGGGAGAGTTAAAGGTATTCCTTTCAACGACTTCCTCTACTCCATTTATTAATCCTGGTGGTAAGTCGGTTAAAATTGGTAAACTTGAGTTATCGATTGGTGATCGGATCGCGCAGATTGCGGTTCGTCCGGTCCCGGAGGTAACTTTTGAAGAGACAGAGGAGCTTGGAGATACTGCTAGAGGAAGTGGAGGCTTCGGAAGTACAGGAGTTGAGGCGTTACCGTCCCCCGAAGCGGTCAAGCCTCCTGCTGGAAAGAAAAATTCACTTCGGAAAGACTAGGTCTGGCCGATACTGCCTTTTACTTGTGTTTGATAACGTAACTTCACTCCGGGAATACCTGAGAGTAGAGTACGATAACTGTGTGGCTGGCGATGGTTCCGGATTAGATGAGATCATCGCCTTTCACATGCCTGTAGCCGGTAAGGATAAGATGCTAACCGGTCTTATCTGTATGCCGTTGACGCACGCCGTAACCGCCATCGTAGCTCATGAGGCGGCTCATGCGGTGTTTTGGTATCTCGATGAATACCCTGGAACTATAGTAGAGGAAGAGAACTTTTGTTATCCTCTTGGTCGGGTTTGCGGCAGGATCTCTGAAGAACTGAATGAACTGTTTTCACGAACGAACACTAAAGTACCTGCACGAAGTAGCCTCAACGATACCTAAAGTAGGTCGCGGACGCCTTGCGGCAGCTGTAGTTTATCGTCGTGAAATAGTCGCGGTTGGAATTAATCAGTATAAAACCCACCCTCTTCAGAAGCAGTACGCCAAGAACCCGGATAGCATCTGCCTCCACGCAGAGGTTCATGCCATCTCTAGAGCTACCAAGGTGCTGAAACAGTCCGAACTCGGACTAAGTACGATTTACATAGCTCGATCCAAGATTGGACCGGGCCGGTCAGATGTTTTTGGGCTAGCTAAACCTTGCCCTGGATGTTTTTCTTGTATCCTGGCCTTCGGGATAAGGAAAGTGTGTTACACTAACAATTATGGAGAATTTGAATGGATAACGATCAATTAAAAGCGATTTTCACTTATCGACCACCTTTTGGGACTCAATCAGAGCGGTATACTTACATCCGCAGTGCTGCTGGACAGTTCGCTGAGCTGATTAACGCTAGCTGCCCTGAATCTCGCGAGAAGTCACTGGCTATCACGGCTATTCAGCAGGCGGTAATGTGGGCGAATGCTTCTATCGCTATTAACGAGAAAGAGGTGAAGAATGGCTAATAGTATGAATAAGGCGATTCTATTGGGAACGATTGGCAAAGATGCTGAGATGAAGTACCTTCCCAATGGAAACCCAGTTAGCAGGTTCAGCCTAGCCACCAACCGAAGCTATAAGAAGGGTGACGAGTGGGTTAAGGAGACTGACTGGCATAATATCGTGCTATGGGGAAGCGAAGGTCTAGTTCAATACCTAGTTAAGGGCGCTAAAGTGATGATTGAAGGCCGGATCTCTAATCGCTCTTACGAGGATAAGAACGGTAACAAGGCTTATACTAGCGAGATCGTCGCCGACAATATCGTTCTATGTGGATCTAAGCCCACTGGAGAGTCCGGTGGATATCAACAACAGTACCGGGGAAGCTCCGAGAATGAGCCGTTTAACGGAGGGACTCAGTTCGACGGTGGAGACGATGTTCCGTTTTAACTTGACAATTACTTAATCAGTGCTACACTGGTATAAGTGTTCTTGAATGCGCCGTTTACTGACGATCAGGTAAAGTCAATTAATACATTCCAGAGAATAGCTGATCTGTTCTCGGTCATGAAATGCAGTTGCGGCGGGGTTCTGTACGCGACGGAAGAGGGGTTATCTTGCAAGAGTTGTTCTGACTCTACTGAGATAGCCCCTTTATTTGTGACAAACTGGAGCTGGAACAAGTTTCACAAGAAGAAAGACGAAGACGATGGAGACTTATAACTCGGTCCAGCTATTCGGAACCATATCCGGAAAGCCGACAATCAACGAATCTAATGGATCAAAGACAGCCATTTTCACAGTGGTAACAAACCAGATGTGGCGCAACAATGGGGAGAAGGTATTCGAGCCTGAGCGGCATACCGTTAGGCTAAAGGACGCTCAAACTATCTCGGCCTCGTTGTATGACGGAAAGTCGGTGATTGTCGTTGGAAGGTTGAAGTACGGAATGTCCGGTGCCTATGTTAAGGCCGATAGCGTGATCTTCACGGATAAGAGATTTTAACTATGAATGCTGAATGGATTTTGATTTCGATTGTGGGAATCTTCACCGGGGCGTGCTCCTTGGTTTTCTTTGGCGTTATGGGATATTTGGCTTACAAGGTCCCTTTGCTGATAAAGGCAGCTGCATCTGACCTTGATAAGTCGTATAAGCTGATACTGGCTGAATTAAACGGATTAAGCCGCAGCGTGTCTAATATCGATAATACGATGCACGCTGATAAGAGTTGCCCGGAATCGCCAGATGGAAACAAGCCGATGACTCAGTACGATATACTAGTCAGGGAGTTTGGCAAGCAGGGCTACGATATCAATACCGCTAGAAATATGGCGTCCGAGATCGTAGAGAGCGACTTAGTTAAAGAGATTGGGTTTCAAGGAATAACAGAATGAACGAACTAGATTGGAAGATTATCCGTAAGTCAATGATTGCGAATGGCTTATCCGATAAGGTCGGTGATGTTGAGGGTATTGCTAAAGCGTACTTTCAGGTCCTGGCCGACCTGGGAATATCTAATATACCAGATCAACCGGTGCAGTTGGGGCTTGGCCTCACTCAGCCAGCTGCTACTTTAAGCGATCTAAAGAACGGATACTTGGATGCGGTTAATAGGGCTAGTGGACTTGATCCAGGCGTATTCCTTTCACCGCCTCCCCCTCCGCCAGTCGTAGATCCTCAAGCGAAGCACTTCGTAGGCCAGAACATGAAAGTACCATCCCTATCCTTAACCTCTTCTATCTCGTCATCCCAGGAAGTCACCGAGACGGTTGACGAGCTATACGAACGGGTACTGGCTGAGATCCCGGATACTATCGAGGCCGTTGTCCCTAACGCAGGAACTATTAAGATCGCTGTGGATGTATGGAGAAAGTATGACGAACGTAGCGATAGTATTTGGACTGTTGACTCTGTTGGCCTTGATATCTCCCTGGCGGATGACCGTAGTACTAAGATCGGGAAGACGATCTATTACCCAGGAAAAGAGATCAACGTAAGGGGAGACATCGATGACATCGTCGCAAGCTTCGTAAAGCGAGTGACTCCCGGTGGCCAGAGGGTTATTGCCAAGGCTCCTCCTCCCAGTCCTGGTTTCGGAGATTACCAGCGCGGCATGTTTGCCGGTAACTATGCCGGTGGCATTAACGACGCAAAGTAGTCCGAACTCGGATAGTACTAAATGGAGAATAGTACCATGACATAGCCATGTCACGATCAAAGTACTGTAAAGTATGGGGAAAGCCACCATCTAAAATAAAGGCTTCATGGAGAAGAGAATTCAGGGTTCGGTCTAACCGCGCTCTACGTTTATGTTTAGACTGGGATGTATTGCAAGTCCCAAAGCACATGTGGGAAGAAACAAGCCTATACGACTGGTACTAAAAGTAATTGTTTGATTTAGACTCGGACGGTGTTTTACTATTGAGGTAGGAACACTATGATCCGAGTCTTATGTTTTTTAGCGGCTAGTTTTGTCGCATTCTCCCAGAACGCTTCGATTATCCAGTCGCTATGGCCACCACAGACGACTCTCACTTTCTACGATGGGTCAAATAACCCGGAGTACTACTGCATCGCTCTTAGCAAGCAGCCTAACTATCAGTGGACTGGTACGTCTTTAATTACTAATATCGTTGATGCTGCTAATACTGCTACCATCACCTTTCCAGCTGCTCACGGTCTTGCAGTGGATAACCAGATCACTATCTCAGGGGTAGTCAGTTCTGGGGCAACCGGGCTAAACGGGACCTTTAAGGTGGTGAGCGTAGGAAGCACCACGACATTGACGATCACCACATCTGGCGTGACTGATGGGACGTATACCCCGGTAACTGATCCTTTAATGCAGATTAATACCACTGCTCCCAGGACGACTGCTGCTGCGTGGCAGATAATGAAGCTTTACTACACCACCACGTATAACACCCGGATAGCCTGGGCTGGCGGATCGCTAGAGCCAAACAACATCTGCGACAACCGGACTACATTGAGCTACAACTAACATGATAAAAGCATTTATCGGAACAGCAGCTTTAGCGATTTTAACAGTTTCAATCGCTTTTTCCCAGCAGCTTAAATACAACGTATTTACAGGTAAACTAGATCTTGTCGGCAGCGCAGGCGGTGGAGTATCCAGCGTGACTTGTGGAACAGGGCTAACTGGCGGTGTTATTACAACATCAGGCACATGCGCCATCGACACTGCCGTGGTCCCGACGAAATCAGCTGCAAACACTTTCGCCGAGCTTCAAACTCTTCAAAAGGGCGCAAACATCGCTTCGTCAACGGCCCTCGCTAGTGCTGGTGATGTCCGCTATAACGGCGGAACTGTCCAGTTTCACGATGGCTCTGGGTCGCAGACCTTGATGAATAACCCATTTACAACTAGAGGAGACATGGTGATTCAAGGGGCTTCTGGACCGACTCGGCTTGCGGCTGGATCTTCTGGTTTGTTCCTTATGGCGAATGGGGCGGCAGCAGACCCTTCGTATCAAACTCCGAACGCCTCCCAGATCACAAACGCCTTCGATAAGAGCACGAACAACAGCATCGGCTCGTTCTACATGGATATAACTGAGATGTCCGCACCATCGGCTCCGGCTGCGAACGTGGCGCGATTTTACGCAAAAGACGATGGTGGCGTGACCAAACTCTGCTACAAGGATAGCGTGGGCACTGAGTCGTGCGTCGGGGCAGGGGGAGGAGCCGCCAATTATTATACCAACAGTACTGCAACTGGCATCGGCCCGACCTCATTCACGCCAACAGCGGGGCAGGACTTCTCCGTATTGGACACGACGGCAGCGAGTGGGTCCACGACGGTCAACATCGGGTACAACGGTAGCGGGACGTACACGGGCGCGAACACTAGCGCCACGAGTACGCAATTTACGTTAGTGGCTGGTCAATCGCAGGGATTTAACAATATGGCCGAGTTCCGCAATAGTAGCGGAGTGCGGAAAAGCGGTGTTGATCCATATGGCGCCCTCTACAGCGAAGGGATCGCCATCTCAGCAGACGGAAACGATGGTGAGCGAGGAATAGCCGCAACAGCGAATCATATTATGGGTTTTAGGGTGCGAGGTACTGTAAGAGCTATTGTCAGCGAGAATATATCAGGGCGTCCCATGCTCGCCGTAGGAAACGGAACGCAGATTACCTTCAGCCAAGGCGATATCACTTACGAATATGATGCCGGGATCAAGCGGGCGTCACCCGGTCATGTGGCGGTCACGGACTCTGATACCGGCCTGGGTAAGATTGTAGTCTCGCAGGCGACGCCAAGTGCCTCCTCCGACGCCTGCACACCGGGCGCAATCTGGGCTGACGCAAACTACATCTACGCGTGTACGGCAAGCGGCACGATCAAGCGAGCAACCTTAAACACCTTCTAACCATGCGTACGCTACTATTCCTATGTCTGCCAGTAGTGGCGCTGGCCCAATCCACCATCGCCACCTGGACGCTCGTTGAGCCTGCCGGAATCAATCACCCTTCTCAATTAACGTGCTTCCCGTATTCTGGCGGAACCTTGCGCTATGAAAGTAATCGGGTTATCGGGCCAGCTTCTACTGAAGTTGCTTGGCAACAGAGGAGAGATGGAGCCGTATGTGTTATTGCATCGCTTTCCGCAGACGATCCAGGAGACGTATACACGCTTCAATCGGGTGCCGCTACAACGGTTTCTCCAAGTAACCCGGTAAATATATCAAAAGCTAGTTCGTATATAGAGATACGTAATGGGCTTAGCGGAGTTCGGATACCAAACCAATCGGCTCAATCATCGGCATCACCGGCCTATAGCCTAGCCCCGATCAGCCAAGTTTTAATTGGAGGCGCTTGGACTGGAGACACTCCGAAGCTCCTCCCTGGGAGTCTGAATGGTTCTATTGCAGGGTATCCTGGCCCTGTACAGTTTTGTACTGGATTTAACCAAACCATCGCAGAGGCAGGTAGGTTGTTCGTCACTGTTTTAATGAGCCTAGCGTGCGACCGTCCAGCGTATTATTATGGTGGCCTTTTGCGTGAGGCTGGAACTGGATTCTTTAATTCAGAGGTGACTTTTCACGCTAATCAGAACTCGTTCCTTTTCAGCTTTTACACTGATTTAGATGTCAGGTGGGAACTCGACATCTCATCAGCGTATTCATCGGCTCCAAATCTGCTTGCGTGGCGAGGTATAAGCACAGCTAGTTTGGCGTGCGGGTACTATCTTCCAGACGGAGCAACTAAGACCATCTATCCTCCTGCAAATCAGAGGGGTGAAATGACAGCCTTACGTGATTTAGATTACTCAGCGGTGAGCGTGCCGTATTTAGGTGGGTGTGGATTGGGGTACAATCCAACTATGATCGCAAACTACCTAGCTGGCCCAGGGTCTGACAATGCCTTCGCTCAGTGGCTGCTAAACGATTCTCAAGGAGATTCATACCCTGTCGTCGGGATGTGGACTAGTTCCGGGGCTAAACAGATCGGGAGGATAGCAGCATCTGGTTTTTCTACATTCCCATCTGCCGGGGTGTCAATCTACCACAAAATAAATCTGAGAGGCGACGATGGAACATGGAAGCCCATCGTTGGCGCAGAGTACGGATATTTTACTGGAACGCAAGCTGATGTCCCGTCAAAGACTGATTACGGCGTAAGACCTGCTGTGATCCTTAATGCGATGAATACAATGCGAGGATTTGCCAGCCTTGAGAGGCTATACCTCAACACGTTATCCTACTCAGACCCAGTTGGCGGGTATAAATGGCCTTTTCTGCCAGAAGATATCATGGCAGACAGAATCTCCAGGATTAACTCTGACACTGACTACTTTAACGCCCTTATTGCCTCTGATGTTGGAACTGAAGGAATTAGATTTGTTAACTGGGCTAGGTATCAGGACGGATCAAACAGGTCTGCGCTTTTGAATTCCAGTAGTGAAATAAAGACGGCGATAGAGAGATGGGTTCTTGGAGATGGAAGATTTGACTCGACGTACCACTACTACCAAGGACTGTATCCAGTTGTCCGTAGTATGGATAATTTTCACGCTGTCATTAAAGATGCTAGTGCTTCTGCGGATCAAGTGAATGAAGCGAAGAGGTGGCTCGGCCTTGGCGTGTATCTAGCTAATAGCAATGATTACTTCAACTTCGACGAGTGTACCGATGGCTGTGGAAACGTGAACCAAGTTTACCAATACAATGTATTCAGAAACGTACTTGCATTGGTCATGTCTCACCACCCGTCTGCTGCTAGTTTACGGCCAGTCGACTCGCTTGGAACGCTGCTCACTGGGTACTGGAATAGCAGCGGTTCTGGAAAAGCAAGCACTCACTATCAGAGCAACTATGCGGAGCCAGCCGCCGCGCTGCTATTATCAGCCAAGAAAAAAGGTGCCATCGCATCGCTTTCGGCATATCCAGAGCTTCGTAATTCAATAAACTGGGATATATCTTCCCTGACTCCTCCAGAGCCACGCTTTAATAACAAAAGAAAAGTGTATAGTAATGGTGACGGGAACACAGAGGCGTCTATGAGGCTTGGCGTTATAGGATCTGTGTTTAACTCGGATTACCCTGGTATTTCTAGTAACGCTATTTGGGCTTGGAGATCACAGGATACGAGTTCGCGATATAGCCATAGTTCTTTTTATTTCCCTACGGTTGAGATGATTGACGACCAAATCACGCAAACCGATCCAGCGATAGGAAGCCTGTATATGAGTGGCTATCACGCGGCTCTTAGGACTGGTTGGGAGACAGCCAATGAGACAGTTGCGTGGTTTATTCATGGAGGATGGTACAGCGATCACAAGCACAGAGATAATGGGCAGGTTTCCATTTATGCCCATCAAGCCCCTCTAGCTGTGGATTGGAACGCCAACCTGTACAGCCCTCAGACTGCTGGCGGCTATATGCACTCTCGGGCAATTAGGGAAGGCGAATTGTCGGACGCATGGGATGGGGCCATGACTAACTATGGAATTCCAGATAGTGAGTGGGGTACGGCAGCGTCCACGGAGTTCGGAAAGTTTCAATACGGCTCGTTCTCTAAATCCACATTTGGAGCGACGTGGACAAGGGATGTACGTCTGCTGTATCATTCAGCGACCTACCCGATCATCATTATCCGTGATTCGTTCAGCGGGGCCGATGCTGCTGTTTCCAAAATCGTATCATCTACTCACATGGCTAATGGCGCTGTGACGGTAAATGGTAGCGGTGTTACTCCTACTGTGCGCGATTATGATGATGCTGAAAAGACCCCGTCATGCACGGCTGGAGTGGCTTTATCTGCTGGTTTGAATCGACTCCAGTTTACAGGGCAGACGTGGGCGCAGCACGCTACTGGAGGTATTGACTGGGATACATACCTTAATATCGGTACGGCTGCAAGTTACTGCCTCGGAAACTGGTCCCATGTCTCCCACCCATCTCGGGAAATGTCGGAGTACAATACTGCCAATGGTTCATCATTCCGAGAACGCCAACACATCCTGCGAGTCAAGACTTCTGACACTGCCATGGAGACGATTCTGCTACCATGGCGCAAGGGAGAATCCACTACATTCGCGGTCACGAATCAGGCGTGCGGTACGCGCATCGTTCGCGGTACGAACACAGTTTGCTCGTCAGCTAATGCGGTCCAGTGGACGGACGGCACTGACTACTCACTGATGTCAACCGGAATTACCAGCGCCACGTATCAAAACATGACGATCAGCGGTGGCCCTGGTGAAATTCGGACCAGTGGTTCAAGTTACGTTGCAATAGTAGATGGACTCACGGCTGCTAATCGAACGATTACGCTCCCAGCCGGTACTTGGTATCCGAACGCTGCGGCGGTAGCAGTGGCGTCGAATCAGTTTCGATTGTTCCATGATGGCACCACGGCGCAACCTCGCACGGTCACATTTTCATCTACCCCATCTGGCGTCACGATGCCTCTTGGCTTCTCGCCTCCGTCTGGAGCGGTAGCTGTTCGCATTTTGCTAGACGGGGTAGCGGTAGCTGAAGAATCTTGCGCTTCAACCTGTACAGTGTCTATTAAAGTGCCGTCAGCAACCTACACAATGCAGCACAAATGGATTGATTTAGAAGGTAACGTGGTATTGACTTCAACGGCAAGATCAATAACTATATAGCGATTGACTTTAAGTTGCATTTAGTATACGATAGTTAAATGCTATTACCAATTATGCTGCTTGCAGCCGAATCCGTAACCCCAAAAGTACCTATTGTAGACCCATCGCTAGCTGCTGAATACTGGAGGAATCGTGCGCAAGTCTTCGTGCTTAAATCTCAGCTAACTGCGCTTGAGACTGCTGAATCTGCTCTCGTCACTAAACTGCTAGCTGGCTGCGGACCAGATTACCAGATTACTGATGACAACGGGTTGAAGTGCGTTTTAAAACCAAAGCCGGTTGAACCAGCTCCATCCAAGAAGTAGCATCTAAAGGTTAATCTTTACATTAACGCCAGCCACTTGCTAGCATTAATAATAGAGATACCTATAGATGAATCACATTGTTAAGGCGATACTGGCGCTAGCTTTGCCGTTAACGCTACTATCCCAAGTAAAGGATTCGTCCCCCCGGACTTACGCCACGTTCACGGTAACCACCCTTCCGACTGCATCATCCTGGAGCGGTGGTATCGTTACCGTTACAGACTCGCTTACTGACGGGTCATGTACTTCAGGTGGAGGTACATTCGCTAGCCTATGCCGCTCTAACGGCTCTTCGTGGGTATCAATAGGGGGTAGTGGCGGTGGTGGGTCAGTATCAGCCGGAACCGGTATCAACGTAGTCGGATCTACGGTAAGTATTGACCAGACGGTGACTCAAACTAGGGCTACGCTGCAAGCAGGAACCTCTAGCTATTGCAGGTCAACCACAGGAAATGACACTTATATATGCTCGTTAACACCGGCTTTAACCGCCTACACAACTGGCGGCTGCGTCATCCTAAATGCTGATACAGCTAATACAGGCGTAGCCACTCTCAGTGTAGATGGCCTTGGATCTAAATCTATCTTAACGAGATCTGGCGGGGCTCTAGCAAACGGAGATATTACCGCTAATAAACCGATCAATCTCTGCTACGATGGCACTCAATACGTAATCGCTGGCGACGGCGGTGTTACGGCAGCTGGAACTGGACTAACCATCTCCGGTGTTACCGTAAGCCCAGATACAGCCGTATTGCAGACCAGAGCTACGCTCCAAGCAGGTACTTCCAATTATTGTCGATCTAGCACTGGGAACGACACCTACCTATGTTCTCTCACCCCGGCATTGACTGCCTATACCACTGGCGGGTGCCTAGTGTTCAATGGAGATACATCTAACACCGGAGCGGCTACCATTAATGTGGACTCGGTTGGTGTTAAGTCTATTTTAAATCGAGCTGGATCTGCGCTCGCTGATGGGGATATAACCGCGAATAAGCCGACGACGATCTGCTACGACGGAACGCAGTTCATTATCCAGGGTGATGGCGGAGCAACTGCCGTTGGAACCGGGTTGACAATCTCAGGCGTAACCATCAGCCCGGATACAGCCGTGCTACAGACTCGCGCCACCCTCCAGGCTGGTACCTCTACTTATTGCAGATCAACAACCGGAAACGCCACTTACACCTGTTCTATTACCCCGGCTCTGACAACGTACACCACTGGCGGATGTCTAGTGCTCAACGCCGACTTCGCTAATGTCACCACTGCTACGGTGAACGTAAACTCGCTGGGAGCTAAGTCGATCTTAAGTAGGACCGGTGGCGCTCTCTCGGCGGGAGACATTGCTGCTAATAAACCGATCACAGTCTGCTACGATGGAACTCAATACATCATTCAGGGTGATGGTGCCGGTGGCGCTGTTTCCGCTGGAACCGGTATTCTGGTGTCTGGCTCTACTGTCTCGGCTGATACCGCCGTTATGCAGTCCAGGGCAACACAGCAGGCTGGAACCAGCAACTACTGCCGCTCTACCACCGGAAATACCACCTACACCTGTACTCTCACTCCTACCTTAACGGCATACTCAACCGGTGGGTGCTTGGTTCTCAATGCCGATACCGCCAACACAACGACTGCTACTATTAACGTCGATACGCTTGGAGCTAAGTCGATTCTCAATCGGGCTGGATCTGCGCTTGTAGCTGGAGACATAACGGCAAATAAGCCTATATCGGTTTGCTACGACGGCACGCAGTTTATCATCCAGGGTGACGGCGGAGGCTCAACGATCACGTATTCTCGGCCATGGGCTCCATTTGATAATATCTATTACAACAAGAATTCCACGTTTGGATATGTCGCTCTACGGAATTACATCTGGAGGTTCTATACGCCAGCTGCTGGAGTTACCGTCAGGGCATTTGGTATCGGTGTGTTTCCATGGACGCAGGCCACTGATACGCTTGTAATCACCCTGTATGATAGCGGCGGAACGACCAAGATTGATAGCTGCAACACAAACACCACGGCTATTAACCCATCAGGCAGCTATTCGATCTGTAAGTTATCTGCCACGCAGACCCTTACCGCGAATACGGAGTATATCCTAGCCATCACTAGCCAGGACACCGACCCAGCATCGTACTGCTCCGGTAGTGATATAACCTCTGAGTGGAACACGCTAGCTGCTGCCAATAGCGCCTTGTGGCCTGGAGGCAGGATTCAGATTGGATACGGATCTAACGTAGCTACCGGAACCGGCGCAACATTGGCCTCTCCGTCTACAGTAGGCACTGTAACGTCAGCCAACCAGTGCATCCCAATGATCGCTTTCTACGCCACCGCGCCATAAACACATGAAGATACTCTTATCACTACTCCTCATGCTACCGGCATGGGGTCTACAATACGGCAACTTCGGAGGGTCCACGAGGCTTTCGTTTACTGGTGCTAATGTGACAGTGACGGATTACCGCGTTGAATTCCGCTTATCCGGATTCTCTATAAACGCCGGGGCTAGGCAAGGCGTATTCGGGGATAACGCCGCCAATGGGTTTAGCTGCTTTATCCAGCAAGCCACCCTAGATCTATACTGCCATGACTCAAAGAACTCTTCATTCTACGCCGCCATCAGCTTGACTGGTCGCCCAGACGTAAGGGTTAGGTACCAACGGTTTTTCGGCACGAGCGCCAGAGTCCTGGAAGTTTGGAATGCAGATGGAAGTGGGTATACCACGGCCACGGCCACGACCGATGTAAGCGTATCATTCAACTTCAATGCCGTTACTACCTACGTGGGGGCTCAGACCGCCAGCGCTACTGACTGCACTTGCTTGATACACTTCGTTAGATGGTGGTCTACTACCCTACCGCTAGCTTCATCCGCTCCACCGGATATTGTCACTGCTAACGCCGATCTCATGGACTTGGAGCTAGAAGGCGTGACTACTGACACGAGCGGTAGAAGCACGGCTGTAACTACCACCGGATCGCTGTCCTACGGGACAACAACGACCTATCCCCCAGTAGCTGTGATCGTATCCAGCGTTGGTAGAGCTGGGTCGAGTGTTGCTTTGTCTGGGACAACTAGCAGTAACCTGTATTCCGATGCTCCTCTCAGTTATTTTTGGAATACGGCAAGCGGAGGCTGGACGACTGCCGCGCCGATTTTCTCAAGCCGCACCTCATCCGCACCGACCGTGACACTTCCCACAGCAGGCACGTTTACTATCCGCCTAACAGTCACAGATGCATCAGGGGCTAAAGGGGTTGACGATGAGCTAGTGGGGGCTGTCGCCACGGACGCAAATTCCATCCTAATTTCCACTGATACAACAAACGACCGAGTTCTAGGACCCATGCTGAAATCCGGGTCAAGTCCGTGGACTTGGTTCGACACAAGCGAGCGTGGAATCGCCGACGCCATAATTGCGACGATTGGGTCAACGCCAGGAAACACGGCACTGGTGGGAACTATCTCCCTGACCAATGGATCGACAACGGTAACCGGGTCAGGAACCACATTTCTTAGCACCTTTGCCTGTAACGGAACCGATCACATCATGGTTCACTATCCGCTGGCGTCTGGTACAGGCAGGAGAGTATATACCGTGGCATCCTGCTCGTCCGATACTTCCATGATTATATCTGACACGCCAAGCGGGTACGATGCGCCTTCTACGCCTGTCAGCCCTACTGGCGTCAGCTATGGGAAATCAACGGCGGCAGAGGAAATTAAGTGGGCCGGTCAGTCAAATAACTGGAATTACTACGATGCCGTAGTGGCTCTCTATCGCCTCTATTACCGTACCGGCATAACCACGTACCGGGACGCAGCGAGAAGTCTGGCGGATAAGGTATGGGTCTGGCCGTTTGACGGAGGGCGTGCGTTTGCGGCTTCACAGGGTTTCTGGGAGCAATCACCACGGCTGCTTGGACTATTCGGATTGATGCTGAGGGCTAATGACGGACAAAGCTCCTATTGGACTGGGATCGAATCAGCCATGGGAGTGATCTACCCGCAGTATGTTTCTGGGTATTTCCCTGGAGCGGCAGGCGATAATATCTATGAGATGAGAGAGCAAGGATATGTGGCGCTGTTTACTGAGTTAATGGCGACCCTGCACCCTAATAGTGGGACTCGCGCTACATGGTCAACGAACGCGGCATCTACACTCTCATACTTCCTGACCACGCAAACGGCAGCGAGTGGGTCATGGAAATACCAGCTTAACCCGGCGTTCAACTACTATGGCGCTGGTAACCTACCCTGGCAGGCCGCGTTCATGATGAATTTCATGCGATTACACCACGAAAGAACCGGAACGGCAACTGCGCTATCTAGCATCAAGACATTCGCCGACTATTTCGGCACCCATGGATTCGACTCATCGAACGACGGCGGATTTTATGACGACAGTTACTTCACTTTCTGCCCTGACGATGGTAATGTCAAGGCCGGAACAGTGACGGCAACAAACGGCAGTACCTCTGTCTCTGGTAGCGGCACGCTGTTCCTTACCGAGTACGCCTGCAACGGAACGGACTCTATTGGAATCCAAGACTCTACAGGCAACCGCCGATCTTACACTGTGGTATCGTGCGCCTCGAATATCGCCATGACAATTGCTAGCGGGTATGGAGGTGCAACGGCTAGTGGGCTCCGAATCCTGAAGTACGCTGGGGCTTCTGCTACGCCTTCGACGGGATGCCAAGCATCTTATGGCACCGGATCAGCGGCTAAATCTGCTGCCAGAACACTGCTTAACGGGATGCACTCCTACTGGGGATATTTGTACGCCCAAGGCCAAGGCGCTGGGTACAAAACTCGCGGCGATGTGATGTTCTCAGAGAACCTTGGATTAAACGGCACCGGAAACGATGGAGTTGTCGGGAATTACGCAGACGTTCTGTCTAGTGGGTCGTATCCATCGTATGCGGCTTCGACGTATTACTCAAAGGAGTTCGCCTTTGCCGGTGGAGCGTCTGGTGCTCAGCCATACCTTGGATGGAGGATAGGTGGTTTGACTCCGCTATCAACCACATCGTTTACGGTAACCGGGAAGCTGTCTTCGGTAGCTAACGCTACCCAGATACGGGTTACTATCACTCAACCTAGCGGGGCAACTGCTACCAATACCTGCTCAGCCGACTCCTGTACCGTTACTGGAATTGATACTAGGCAGGGGTCATCCGCTCTTATGAAAATCGAATACCTGTCAGCCGGTAGTGCCGTGTTAGCCTCCGGGGACCAACAACAGGTAACCATTAACTAGCTATGTATGATATCTACAAAAACGCGATCTCCCAGATGGGCGCAGTAGGGATTCTACTTGCGTTTGCCGGTACCGTTATGTACCGGATGTGGGGAGTTATCGTAGAGAAAGACAAGAGAATCTACGAGGAGGCTGGCAAGCGCGAGCTTCTGCTTAGGGAAGTACTTGAGAATCATAAGGATACCGTCTTAGCTGTCCGTGATGCTTTTGACGCGAAGGGAGCGATTCTATCGAGAATGGAAGACATTATTAATAGAATCGAAGAAAAGATCGATGCAAAGAACGACTGAAACACTAATAGCCAACCTTGACTCTAAGCAGGAGGCAGCGATTACAAAGATCAAGCAGGAGCTTAAATCTATATTCTCTGCTATCAAAGATACAGAGGATAAGAAACTACCGGACAGAGTAGTCACCTCACACTAAGGCCATTTATGAATGAATTTAACGACGATGAATTCGACCAAGACTTTAACGCCAGTAATGTCGGCAACTTCGACATTGTAATCCGCGATAACACCGCTCTAGCTGAATCTCTAAAAGACAAGGCTCCGGAGTGGGTTCGCGAGCAATTCGTCGCTCAGCTACCGGACATTTTACCGGCATTATTCATTGGATGGAAGAAGGGCGCAGAAGCTGGTAACTCGCATATTCTAAGGCAGATAGCGGAGGCATCTGGCCTGCTGGCATCAGCTGGTGGTGGTCCAGTCATCAATAACGTCATCAACAACCAACAGGTCGTGAATAACAACACCACTAAAATGAGTGTTGAGTCTATTATCCGAAAGATGGATGAAGAACATCACCGCAAGAGCAGGCGAGACGACAATATCATTGACGCGGAGGATTTAAGTGCCGAGGGATAAATATGTCGTTGACATGGAAGACTACTTCAATGAGCCAAGGTTCTCCGACCTGAACAGCGACGAAGAGCGCAAGGCTATACTCACCGAAACTGAGTGGGATCTTATCCGAAAGGAGATCGAGAAGTGCCGGTCCGACTTCACTCATGCCGCTAGCAACTGGTTTTGGATTTCCCACAAGTCAGGTCAGACTATTTTATTCGACCTATGGGACGGGCAGCTACTTGTTGTAGAGAAGCTAAAGGACATGGAGAAGCGGGGTAAGCCGCAGTATGTCGTAGTAATAAAATCTCGTCAGCTTGGATTAAGCCAGCTTGGATGCGCTTTAGCTTGCTGGAAGTGTCTGTTTATGTCGAACCAGGACGCTCTTATCATGTCGGAAGACGACGATAAGACAAAGAACCTATGGAACAAATACGCCTTTCCTATCTACCGGCAGCTTCCGTGGTATCTGAAGCCTGAAGCCATCTCTCAGTCAATCGAGAAGGGTTTGATCTTGGATTCAGATCCAAAGAAAAGCTCCATCGTTGGGTTGCGCTCGACAATCAAGATCGTATCAGCCGCCACTACTGGATTCGTCCAGGGCCAGAAGCTCAATATGTTCCATGGCTCCGAGTTCACGTCATGGCCGGTATTTAACGACATTATCGAGCGAGGCGTTGAAAACGCTCTATACGAGCACCCATCATCGGTGGCTATCCTTGAATCAACAGCAAAGGGAGCCGGAACCACTACGCACTCATTCTGGCGTAAAATGGTAGCTCGCGGCGACGAAGCTAAGTGGGAACCGGTGTTCTTGCCGTACTTCGTTGACAGGACTCACGTACTGCCACCAAAGACCGGATGGAAGCCGAAAGATCCCGATCTAAGACGCAGGGAAACCATCAAGCAGAATTGGGTTCGCTGCGACAACCGCTCGTGCCTCCGGTATTTCGACCGTATCTGGGGTCTTAAGGAGATGGCTGATACCAAGTGCCGATTCTGTGGAGTTGGTACGTTTAAGCCATTTATCATCAGCGATCAGCAGTTGAACTGGCTTGATAACAAGATAATCAACGCCACTGATGAAGAAACCATCCTACAAGAGCAGGCTTCTACCGCAGAAGAGGCGTTCGTTGTTAAGGGCGATAAAGTATTCCGGAAAGCCGCTATCGAGTACGCTTCATGGTGTGCCGAGAAGTCAAGGTCCATTATCCCATACAGAGGCTTCATGGATGACCACGGAAGATTCCATGGATACCAGGATGGCATTGTTGATGCAGACGGAAACCCGGTGCGACAGTGCTGCCTCCCCGCCTGCGCCGTTGACCACTACAAGGAAGATAGGTTTCTAACGGTCTGGGAGAGGCCGATGGATGGATACCAGTACGCTATGGGAGTTGACGTGTCTGAGGGCATTGGAAAGGACTACAGCGTAGCCGTGGTGAATCGCATCGGCAGCGGAACACCGGACGTTCATGTGGCTACCTACCGAGAGCGTCAGACAGACCCGTATAACCTAGCCTTCAAGGTTAATCACATTGGCAGATGGTTTAACAACGCTCTATGCGCCGTTGAGTATACCGGTCCAGGAAGCTCCACGGCTGACGTGCTGATGAACCTTGTTCAGTACCCCAATATCTACAAGCGGAAGATATCCGGTGACTTCAACAAGTCTCAAGGCAACGGATACCATTGGCTTACCAACGTAGGCAGTAAGCCGAAGCTCATAAACACATATCAGCGCTGGCTCTTGGATGAGATGATCCAAATTAGAGATCCTGAGCTGGCGAGTGAAATCAAGATGTACGTCAGGCTCGATGACTCTAAAAAGACCGAGGCGGCTAAGAGTCAGGACAAGGACTCACCGTTCCATGACGATTACCTAATGGCCCACATGATCGCGGTGTATACCTCGCACCAGCATGACTACGACCAGGACCAGGGGGTCGTTCCGTTTAAGATTGACGCAACCCCGGAGAATCAGCCATATACGATTAAGTGCGGTAGGTGTGGCGTAAAGTTCGGAGTGTCTTCCATGGATGCCTTTGAAAAAGCCAGCTTGCCGTATAAGCCGAGATGCCCAAGAGAGACATGCGGTTCCATGTTGCTGGTATGCTACCCAAACACCGATCCTACGTTCAAGGTGCCAGAGAACCCATTTAGAGATATCAGAAACAGGAATCCGGATTACTACGAGGGGTCTAACTACGGGCCTACTGATTTTTCATTGCCTTACGACGGGTTCAGCTAGTCCGAGTTCGGACTAAATTGTTGAGTTAGATACGCCAACTCTGCTATGATGGTATTGTGCCGGTATTAACAGGGATTAAAGGTTTCGAGGCTCTCAAGGGGACTCTTAAGTCGATCATGGACTCAGATGCCTTTAAAACCGGCATGGGAGTCGCCGTTTCGGCGGTTAATGAGGCGGAGAAGTTAGTTAGCCCAGCTACCTATTACGGCAGGGAAGCTCTTGCCGCTGGCCTTGACACTAATACTGGAAAAGAGATCGTTAAGACTCTTGACGCTATCCCGCCTAATATGGGAGGTGGATGGGAGGATGACGCTGCCCGTGGCTTCACTCAGTTCGCCAAGTACATGAAGGACGTAGCTCCGGAGGCAGGGACGCTTGCTGCTGTTCCTGGTATCGTAAAGTTCCGGCGCAATATCATGAAAGCCGGTTCGCCGGAGTATTGGGCCAAGAGTATGAAAACGGCTGTGTCAGTTCCTGGCGCTATCAAGCTGCCGGAAGAGAGCCGCCAGTTAAAGCTCATCAGGGCGCAGAATACCCCTGGAGACATAAATCCAAATAACAGAAGGGGTGGCCAATATTTCACGGCCAATAACCCTGGGTCAGAGCACGTAGCAGGCAAAGGCTATTTAGTTCAACACGCTAACCCAGCTGAAGGCGGCAAGCATCTCATAGAGGCTAATATCAATCCTGTCAACCCACTGCCATTGAGGTCTACCTCATGGTTCGGTAATTCAGCTAGAAGCACTGTTGGGATAGGTGGTAATACTACCGGCACTAGGCACTACAGCCAGGAATATGTACCTAAGCCTACTCAAGGACGGTCTCTGGAACAGCTCAGGGATTTGTCATCTGGAGGAAATCCGAGTGCCTTAAACGAGGTCCTACCTAAGAGAATACGGCTTAATAACGCAGATGTGCGAAAAATCAACCAAGGCCCAAGAACTGGACCGCTGGGAGTATCTACTGACGCTCTAGGTGACTACCTAATCAACAAGTACGCTAAGTCATATGGGTATGACGCCGCCGCTCCTGGCCGAAACCTGAGACACTCCGGTATGTATGGAGAGGAGATAATGGTTCCATCGACTGGTCGCCACGACGTTAAAGACGCCTTTCAGGTAAAGCTACCGGTTGGCAAGCAATCTCAATCCGGGCCTAAGCTAGCAGATACTCCATGGTGGACTGGAGAGAACGCTAAGGCACTCCAGGAAGACAACGCCTTAGCCATGGAGAAGCTGAAGGCCGGGAATAAACCGGTTCCTCCAGCTGGAAAGCTTCCAAAGGCCGCTTCTCCTGATTACGCAGACTCTCCAGAGTCTGACTGGGGAGCAGAGCTGAAGCCGATACCACCACCCAAGCATGTATCAGACGGAATACAGTCGGCTAACCCTAAAGATGCCGCTTTAACATCGCTTGGATTTGAGCCTTTATTTGGAGGGACTGACTATAAGAAATCCAATAAAACCGGAACTGGCTTATCACTATGGAATAGCAATCAATCAACTGGCGTATACCGGGGATCTAATCAGATTCATTCAATAAACAAACTAGATATTACATCCAATCCGATTATGCATCCTAACGGATACCCAAACCTTGCTATCAATGAACTTGGACCTGGAATGTATACCGTTGGTACGCCTGGAAAGCCCGACTTCATATCGGTTGTCCCAGGCCACTCCGTTAAGTCATACGGCTCCATGGACGCCAGCGGAAAGCTCCATAAGAGCCCGAAGGAAAACGCAATGATGGTACTGGCTGATTGGTTTAACAAGTCTTACGGGAAAGCATCTCAGTTCCCCAAGGGGTTTAATGAGGGCGTTGGAAATCAAATAGAAAAGATAGCGGAAACCTACACTAGACCAAAGTAGTCCGAACTCGGACTACTTTTAATCCTTGCCTTTTATCTTGCGATCTCGGTACCCTTAAAGTAGAGATCGAATACTATGGCTATGAAGAATAAGACAGTTGTGCTTCCGCTACAGCTGGAATTGAATGAGAACACCACCTCCGCGTTAGAGCGTAAAACCGGTGGTCCGGAGCATCTGCAACCAGAATTAAAGAAGTTACTTGAGAGCTTTGTTAACCTGTATGCTCAAGGTGCGTTTGTAATTACCCCTCAAGACATCAATCGCATGTCTCAAGCTACCGGTAAGCAGGTAGATACCTCTAGTAAGATCGTAGAGATTGTCGAAAACTCCGCTGGCAAGAAGGCCGGTGAGTATCAATTCTCAGTGACTATCGACCCCGCGATGATCGACTGCCTTCAGGATATCGCTCACTCCAGGGGTATGGATTTACCGGCTGTGGTCGAAGAGGCTTGGCAGTCCGTCATGATGGCTGGGTGGATTTACTCCGTTCCGGCTAGCTGCACTCAATTCGCTGTCACTGAACCGGAGAGAGAGTTCCTCTCTAAGTTCGTAGGCCGTAACAACCCAACCGGACACGACATTGTAACGGCTATTAAGAAGGCGGTAAAGTAGATGCCGGTATATGACGGATATTGCAGTAATGGATCTTGTCCGTCTTACCGTGATCCTGTTGAGTTCATGGTAAAACACTGGGACGACAAAAGCCCCGGTTGCCCTACTTGCGGAGTAGAGGTATTCCGTAAGATCGGGACTCCTAATGTGGTATGGGCTAAGCCTCTTGGCTGGTATCAAGGCGAGACCGGCGGTAGTGAAGGCCATACCGTATACGAGAAGACAGAGGATGGCCGGAAGATCAAGACGCAGATTACTACTAGGCAGGAGCAACTGGCCTATTGTAAGCGCAATGGACTTTACGACCCAATGGAAATACCGAACGACGTGAACTTAAGCGATAGCGATACAGGCCGGGGAGAAGCCCGACAGCGTAGCGCGTGGATTTAACTACTTAGATGCATCTCCCACACTCACCATCATTAGAGAAAGACAGCAACTCCGAATACCGCAGCGGCTATACCAGCAAGCTGATGGAGTGGAGGGACGTTACTAAGTCAACCGCTCTAGGTCTTTACCGACAGTCACCGGAATACGGTCTCACCCAGCAGTACATCCAGTTCCTAGAAAACAACTCATTCGATCAACGCAGGCCTGGATACAGAGCCCAGTACAAGAACAACAAGATGGGTCTAGCTCGCCGAGACCGATTGGCGAAGATGACGGACTCTCGGCCATTGATCTCTGTTGACTCGAATATTGCTGCATACGAGGAAAGCGCCGGTACTATAGAAGGGGTTATCCGAGCTGAGTGGCTGCGCCAGAATATGGCGAATGACTTGGTTTCCGTCTACGACATGGCGTCACTTCATGGAACCGCGTTCTGGAAGATCGGAGCCGCTAAGAACAAGTTGATCGTCACCTCAATGGGTCCGGATCAGGTCATCCCGATCAACCCATCTCTTAAGAGTATTCAAGACAGCTCCGTCGTCCTGCAACGTGGCTTTAAGTCGATTAACTACATTAAGGGTCTGTTCCCGGTAAGTTCAGCCGGGATAGAAGAGACTGCTAGATCGATGATGTCAATGGGAGATAAGTATAACAGGCCCAACAACATCGATCAAACTACTTGGGAAGGGATGTCAACCCCGCTTAAACGGATGTTAAGCGCTACCGCTCCAGGGACTCCCGGAATGGCCGAGAAGCTATACGGCGTAGCCGAGCTTGAACAGTACTACATCGACGATAGATCGGTTAACGAAAGCAGTCACGAAGTCCTAATTAAAGACCCGTTCCTGAGCGAGAATCAGCACAACTGGTGGTACAAGGTTAAGCCCGGAGAGCGTCTGTACCCTCGAAAGAGGCTGGTTGTGTTCGGTGGCAGTAAGCTACTATACGACGGCCCTAGCCCGTACTGGCACGGTATGTATCCGTTTGCCTGCCTGAGAACAAACCCCGTCTCTTGGTCGTGGTATGGCCTAAGCATCTACCGTGATCTGCTTCCTCTTCAGAAAGCGATTAACGAGATTCCGTCCGGCATCATGGACATGGTACGGAAGGCTATCAACCCTCCGATCATTGCGAATCAACGGGACGTGTCTCCGAGCCTCTTCCAGCAATTTGCTGCCGATATGCCTGGAGCTAAGTTCCTACTTAACCCCGGAGCGGAACCTGAACGAGCTTTCTACTACCAACAGCCTCCGCAACTCCCTGCCTACGTTGCCAATCAGCAACAGGTTACGATGGGAGACTTCGACCGTATGTCTGGATCTGTTGACATTAACGCGCTTACCGGAAAGAATCAAGTACCTGGAGGCGACACTATCGATCAGATGCGAGACAGCCTCCAGACATCAATGAGGCTAGAAGAGAGGTATTTGGAGAGCTTCCTTAACGACGCCGGTATCCAGTCAGTATCTAACGTCATTCAATTCTACGACGCAAAGCAGAGACTGAAGATGCTTGGGGCAGATGGGATAACCCCGCAAGACTTCCTGGTTGACCCAGGAAAGCTACATCCATCTGGATTAAACGGACCACCGAAAGAGTACTTCTGGAAGATGTTCGGGTTCCAGGTGACCCCAGGCTCCCTGCACGCAGGAGCCAAGGATAAGACCAAAATAGAAGCCGTAGGCTTGGCTTCACGCCAATTAATCTCCCGGAAAGAAATGTACCGGATGTTTGGCTGGGATAAAGAGCGAATCGACCGTGTAATTGAAGAGCTTAAGGAAGAAGCTGCGTTCATGGCGCAGATGCAAGGCGCAGAAGCTGGCGGAACCAGAACTCCGCGCAGTCCCGCAGATCGTCAAGGGGTCGGGGTCTGATCTTTTAAGTAGCACTCCTCAATACCGGGAAACATGAAATCCAGGTAAGGCCACTCGATGACATCTAGTTTAACCTTTAATCCCATTGACCTAGCCACCTTGTTCATATGCCAAGATCCATTTGAATCCGGCATCGCAACGATGATAGCCGCGTCAGCCATCTTTGCCATTTGCTCATTACGCATCATCCCGGCCTTCTTTTTGTACTCAAACCAGTTGGCCTCGATGACTTTACATGCTTTCCCGGTTAGCCTCTTAGCTACGTACTCATCAGCGATATTGTCTATCCCGCTGGCCCCGCCACTAATAACCAAGTCGATCTTGCCATACTTGGCCTGGAATCGCTTACATAGGTCCAGGCAGTATTCCTCCATGTGCAAACGAGCTTCTTTCATTAGCTCAAGCTGCTCAGGGGTTGGTTTAGGCTTCTGTCTGACCCAACCAAGTCGCCGGTCACCGGCAAGTATCAATCGCATTCTTTTCTCCAGTAGTCCGAGTTCGGACTAGTTTACCACAGTTGGCGAGTTTTTATTGAGTCACTCGTAAATAAATCTTGCTTATATATAGACAGCTTAATTACCATGTAATTGAGAGAAGCAATTCTCGCAAAGGAAACAATGGCAAATCGACAGATGATCGGCGATAAAGTCAGCTTAAAAGATGGTCCTAAGACCATGCTGCCTGACAATCATAAGATGGGTTCTTATGAATTCGTCGGCGATAAAGTGAAATTGCAGAATCAGCCATCCACGGTTAAGTACGGTGCCAGCACTCCTAACGGCACTATGCAAATGATCGGCGATAAGGTTGACTTACAGAGCAAGACTTATACCGGCATGAACAATGCCCCCGGCTCCGACCGAGCCTCTCAAGGTAAGAAGAGTTACTAATGGGCGCTTACGGGATTCCATTACCACCTGAAGTAGCCAGCCAGATGCCTAGCATGGGCCAGTACGCTGGCGGCTTACAGCAGCAACAGGCTCCCGGTATCGGTGGCCCACAGCAGGGCGGGGCGCCAGATCCTTCGGCGTTCGCCAATGAAGCCCTTAACTCAATTGCAGAGCAGTTGACCAAGGTGGCTCAAGTTATTTTGCAGACTCGTCCAGAGCTTGGCCCCATCATTCAAAAGATGGCGGAAGCCGGATCGATGTTGCAGTCTCAGTTGTCTGGTGCTCACGAGGAAGCTGGAGAAGCTGGCGCGGTTCAATCCCCGCCTACCGCCAACAGTCCTCAAGATGTACCAATGGCATAGTTGTAGTTAGTAGGCAGTAGCTGGTAGGCTCTCTGCATTCCTGGCACCTTTTAGGTAGGGAAATAAGTTAGAGTGCTGGCACTTAGCGAGGCGAATAGTAAATGACGTTTGATGAAATCATTGCGAATATAAGTACCCCTGAAGATAAAGACGTTGCAAGGCAACTTTTCACTAAATACCCGGAGCTAAATCGAGCCGTTATGCGGCAAGACGAATTCAGCCGAAAGATGGATGGATTCCGGGAGACACAAGAAGCAGTTGAACAATGGCAGGCCTGGGCCGAACAAAATTGGGATTTCAACCAAAAGGCGACCAAGGCAGAGCTGGAATTAAACCGACAGATACAGGAATTAAAGGAAAGTGAAATGACATTCGATCAACTCAATCAAGTTCTAAGTGAAAAAGGCTTTGTAAGCCAAGCGGATTTATCGCAGAAGGAGCAAGCCTTCACCACTGAAATGCAGGGAACTGCTTACGTGGCAGCATGGCTGGCTGAAAAGGGCGGAGAACACTACGGGAAGTTCAAGGAGCCGTTCAAGGCTACCGAATTCCTAAAGGCTCTACCTAAGTATGGTACCACGGATTTGGATTTGGCATACGAGATGCATACGTCTGATTCCCGAAAGAAATTAGACGAAGCCGCTCGCCAGATCGAGCTGGAACAGGTTCGCAAGGAAGCTGAAGAGGCCGGATACAAGAAGGCTGTTGAAGGGGCAATTCACCAGAGCCGTAGTGGTTCACTGACACCCACCGATGACAGCGGCAGCGATCCGGGGTTTTTCCAAAGGAAGTTACAGGGTGAGTCTGACGCAGATATTCCAGATATCGGCAAGGGAGCACTCGCTAGGTTTGCAGCACAGAAGTACCGAGAAGAATCTCTGATGTCCGGTCATTAGCACCGGCAATACACTAAAAGGAAATTATGGCATTAACACTACAGGATATCAACGCTTATACTAATAAGCTAATCGTCCCCAAAAGCACGGATGTAATCTTCAAGAACGATCCGTTGCTCGCACGCATCATGTCTAAGCAGCGGATGGAGTTCCGTGGCGGTACGCTGATCCAGCGCCCCATCATGTACGCCGAGCTAGCTTCGGGCTTCTTCAGCCGTGGCGATACCTTCGACACCGCCTACCGCTATACCGATACGGCGTTTAACGTCAATATGAAGTTCGCTTATAGCAATATCACATTGCTTGGCGTTGACGACGTTCTTAACGCTGGCCCAGAAGCAGCCTTCTCCATCGTTGAAACCAAGATGGCCAACGCAGCCGCAACAGTCTCCAAGCTACTCTCTACCAAGATGTATCTTGACGGTCAGGGTGTCTTGTCTGACTCCACTTGCTTCGACGGTCTAGCCGCTTGGATTGACGATGGCTCAACCAACGCCACCTACAGCTCAGCATCTAACATCACTCGCTCGTTCGCCTCAGTCGGTGGAATTACCCGCGCCGACATCCAGGCTGGTCCCTCTACCGGTGATGAAACTGCCTATTCTCAGGTTAACGGAATCAACTCCTACACCAACCGGAATTTGGCTACCTTCACCTTGGCAGACATTAACAAGGCTTACAGCATGGCTTGGTTCGGCTCCGACAGCCCCGATCTCATGGTCGTAACCAACGGCGGATGGAACAAGATTTGGAACGCCACGACTCCGTTGCAGCGGTACCAGAACAAGGATAACGACCTAGCAAAGGTTGGGTTCCAGAGCTTCAAGTTCAACGAAGCTGACGTAGTTATCTCGAAGTACATGCAGGATGCCATCGGTTCAACCTACGGTATGATCCTGGGTCTTAACACTGATTACCTAGAGTTCTACCTGTCCACCAACAAGAAGTTCCAGTTCGGCTTTACCGGATTCAAGGAAGCTCAGAACACCATCGACGCATCCGGCCAGTACTTGGTCAGCGGCAACTTGGTTGTGAGTAACCCACGTTCGTCATTTAAGATTGTCGGAACTTCTATTGTCAACTAAAATCTGGCAGATTAAAGCCAGAAAAATAGTCGCAGACAAATTCAATACCAGAATCAGCGAGATTCAACGGACTGAAAAAGTCAGAAAGAACTCTCAAGTAAAAGTGAAAAGCATGGACCTAAAAGAACTTCGGAATAAAGCTGCGGACTCGGTTTGCCTAATGGTACAGCCGAGTCCATCAGCCCTCCCGATTTTCTTCCCGAAGCATAAGGCTCAATCTAACAAGCTGGAGGCTGCTAAAAAGAGTTGTCCGTACAGCAAGGAGTACTTGAGCGATCTGTACGTAAACAAGAAGATGTCTCGGTCTAAACTGGCTGAATTTCTTGGAGTTAAGATGGGTCGGATTAATCGATGGCTAACAGCTTTAGATATTCGCCTAGACGCAGATCAATATGGAGCTGGCATGAGAGAAGGCAGGAAATTCAGGTTATCTGACCCCATTTCGATACGCCGTAGGCTCCAGGCAATCGGCAGGAAAGGCCCAGTTGACATGTACGGGTATAACCTGATCTTCAACTCTATGCACCCTAAAGCCAGAGTAGATGGATACGTATCTGAGCATAGGGTTGTGATAGAGCAACAGATCAAGCGGTTTATGGAGAAGCACGAGGACGTTCATCACCTGAACTACAAGCGCGACGACAACCGTTTATCGAACTTAATGCTTTTGACCGACTCTGACCACTGCAAAATTCACGTCTTCATGGAAAAAATCGGGGCTTACGTCCTAGGTCTTAGTGACTCGCCGGAGCCGCTAGAGCTTTCAAGCCCAGCATTTTGGAACGGAAATTGGTATCAACGGATATCAATGGAAGATCTGGCGACCGGCGCAAACTAAAAGGAAAAACATCACATGGTAGGAAATCTAGCTCTAAAATCAAACTTAAACGCAATCTTCACCACGGTTGGCGCTACTACAATCGGCTTCGACAGCACCTCTGCTCTTCGTCCCGCCGATCTAACCCCTATCTCCGGGGCCAGCGCTATCACTATCACCTTGCCTCCGGCTCGACTCACCGCCACCGCTCTCGGTGCTGGCAACGGCCAAGTACTAACATTCCTGAATCTGGCGGCTCAATCGGTTGTTATTACAGTCGGATCTTCCGACACACTGTTAGGCTCTTCGGCCACGATTGCTCAGAACGCTTCGGCTTCGTATGTCGCTGACGCAGTCAACAGCAAGTGGTATCGGTTAGGCGCATAACGCAAGGATAATATATGTCAGATGGATATATTGAACGCTTCGCGCAACGAATGGCTCGCACCTCCGGTACCGCTGCTCCAACATCCGGTACCTGGGGTGTTGGTGACCTTCGATGGAACAACTCGCTTGGAGCTGGTCAGCCAGTGGCCTGGGTCTGCATTGCAGCCGGAACTCCTGGCACATGGGCTCCTATTTCTATCGCACAGGCTAACGCGACTACAGTTGTTTCCGCAGCTGGCACGGTTAGTCCAGCAGATAACGTCGTAACAATCACCACTGGTGCATTCAACGTAACCCTAGCTGCTCCGACTGCTTCTCAGTACGGTGCTGTTATCTCATTCATGAACAATGCGGCTGGCGCTATCACGCTAACCCCGGTGTCGGGTGTTACCTTGTACGCTGGGTCGGCAGTTGTTTCGTCTAATTCGCAAGCTCAAGTAAAAGTGGTCGGTGGAAACTACTACCGGATTGCTTAATATCAATTAACAGTTAGGATAGGCCTCTGCTAACTGGCGGAGGCCTTTTTTACTTATGTCGATATCACAAAACCAACAGTACGCTACAACCTTGAAGCAGTTAGTCGGCAGGGTGCTATCGATCAAGCCTAATACCCCTCCTACGATTGCCGGTGACTTTATCAATGACGCCATCAGGGTTATCAGCGACCGGAAGCCCATGTGGACCGGTTCCATGGATTGGACTCCTATCGAGGTTCCGGCGATCATTAACGATGGAACTGTTTCGGTTAGCTATCACAGCAAGACGATAACCGGGACTGCCGGTACTTGGCCATTCGCAGATCAAAGCAACACAACTATCCCGGCTGGAATTACTCGACTTGGGCTACAGACTGTGGTTCCAGCTCTGATGAACGGCATTAAGGTCAATACCCCTATCTACGTATCTCCATCTCCCGGAGACTCCAACGCCGAGATCGTGATCGTAAAGTCTGTTACTGATACTTCGTTTACCGCCAACTTCACCAAGTTCCAGAACGCCAACGTCCCGTTGACTATTAGCTCTCTAGTTAACCGTCAGTTCCGGGTAGGTGGTCAGACTAAACCGATATATACTATCGTAGCCGTACCAAACGCCACTACCTTGATTCTAGATAACTTCTGGGATGGAACGGCTGTGTCGGGTGGCAGTTATGAGATCTGGAAGTCATTCTACGTGCTAGACCCTGCCATCAAATCGCTAGTGAGTGTTACTGATCCAACTCAAGGTATTCCGCCAATTAAAGTCAACGTACCAGCCGGATACCTGGATGTCATTGACCCTCAGCGAACGGCGACCGGTTATCCGCAGGCAATGGCTCCGCGTGGCCCAGATCAAAACGGTAACATGCAGTACGAGCTATGGCCAAAGGCAACTTCAGCTAGGCAGCTGGTTTGCCGGTTTTACCGACAGCCACCCCCAATGCTGAACGACGGCGACTACGTCCCGGCGCTGCTCAACCCAACATTGCTATTCATGTACGCCACTTCAATGGCACTCAGAACTAAGGTTGGGCTAGACGACGCTTTCTATAGCCCCGGTGATTCTATGGCTTACATGAAGATGTTTGAAGACCAGTATAACGCCATGTGTATTGCCGATGATGCCAAGAACCATACCGATGGAAGCTGGAGGATCGGAGCCGGTGGGGTTGGAGGCGCCAATTATGCACAGAATCACGCAGTATCGGCTGATGGCGACTGGAGCATGTACTAGAATATAGTTATGCCTATATACCGAATACTAGACTGCGACGTGATATTAGATGAAGAGGATTACCGGTTTGTCTCTAGGTTTCAGTTCCGCAGATCTGGCGAATATATCTACGTCGCAATAGACCCCAAGAGGTGTATCTCCCTCCACCGGTTCATATTTGGATATGCAGATCTTAGGCTTAAGGTAGACCACATTAACGGCAATACTCTAGATAACAGAAAAGAAAACCTCCGATTGGCTACTACGTCGCAGAACGCCCAGAACGTCAAGAGAACTCCAGCTGCAAATTATCTGGGAGTCAAAGATGTAGGGTATAGCTACCAATATTGCATAACGTCTAACAACAAGTCCTATTATGTCAGAGGGTTCGATTCAGAGCTAGGGGCGGCGGTAGCTCGCGACGAAGCCTGCAAATACCTTCACGGGGAATTCGCTGTACTTAACTTCCCTGAAATGCTAACCACAGCAACACCTCCAGAAAAACACTTAAACCAAATAAAGTCTTCGTCGGGAACCAGAAAAGACCAAGCCTTAATGCGGATGCGTAACGCCAGGAAGTCTAGCGATCTAGTTAAGTTCGGAGTAAAGGTAGATAAACGAAACGGGAACTTCATCGCATCTATACCTACTACATGCGGTGTTAAATCCCTCTACATAGGTACATTTAAGCAAGAGCAGGAGGCGCGAGAGGCCTACGACAGTGTCTCGAAATACTATTACGGAGATCAGGGAGCCTTGAACTTCCCAGATTCAAACATCAAGCCTGAACCGGTTGAATACTGGCGCAAGAAGTGCAAGCTAGCTGCAAGCGGAAGAAAGTACGTAGGAACCGGATCAGTCGGTAATAAGTTCGATTGCACTGTGAATATTAAAAACCGAACCATTAACCTAGGTACATTTGATAGTGAGGACGAATCCGCCTTAATACGGGATATGGCCTACCTGTACGTCAACCCCGGTTGCATGAGATTAAAGTTGAATATCCCAGATCACCATACGGTAGCCTGTGACCCATCGATACTAAGAAAAGCTTTCGTCAAGAACGGTGCGTATGGGACAATTAATTAAGCCAGCGTGTAGTGGCAAGGTAACTTCTAAAGGAGATATATGAGTAATTTCAATGACTATCTGAGCAAGGGCGCTCGCAACGACGGCACTCAATCCAGCGACCGGCTTGGCAACTTTTTCCGGGAGGCCGCTGCCCATGACGAGCGATACAAGGCTCGCAACGATGGCAATCCGTGCGGCTTATACGACTGCGCTCCGTATGACTGGGAGGCTGAGGATAGGTATTATAAAGCAGCCAGGGAGTTCGACAAAAACGGACTTCGCGGCGGCGGAACCTACGACTTCTCTAAGGACTAGTTGATGATCCTGGTAGAGCTAGCTCTCTTATTCCAAAACACTCCTCCAGTACCGCGACCTCAAGTGGACGCAGAGGCGTTTATGGAAGAGGCTAGGCAGCGACACTCTCAGATCCGCAAGGCTCAAGAGTACAGTGCAAAGTACCAGGAGCAGCTTCTAAGGCAGCGCCACTTGGACTTCATCCATGCGTTTAACCTCTACCTTGACGGGTACCGAAGAGGAGTCGTGAACGTCCAGAACCTGCGAGATGCCACCAAGGCTTTTGATCGACTGAGGAAAACCGAAGGCTTTAAAGAATATGCCAACGATCACCTTAAGTGAACTTAAAAGCCTGACCTACTCCCACCTGGAAGGCAATCGCCAGATGTACCAGGAGGATGAAGTAACCAGGGCCATTAACGAGGGTATTAAGCTAACTAACATCTTTGCCGGTTGGTTTAATACCAGCGCCACTGTTCCGTCTGTTACCACCATAGCTAACCGAGTTATATACCGAGTTCCTGAATCAATCGTTATCCCGGAGAAAGTCAGTATTAACGGAGTGGAGCTAGCTAAAGTTGGCCTACTTCAGTTGTGCCGCAACTGGCCAGATTGGATGACCGATACAACTGCAACCACCGGCCAGATGACGGCTAGGTGGTGTCCTTATGCTTTTAACCGAATAATCCTCAACCCAGCTGATTCTATCGGCGGGGCTTACCTGGAGATCACCGGTATCGGGAATCCACCGGATCTATCCGATGACACCGATGATATCAGCATTCCGAAGGATGGGACCGTCGCCGTATCTGAGTATGCAGCGCATATCGTTCAGTGTAAACTAACCGGGACTGCATTCACGCAATCAATCCCGATGTTCAGAACCTACCAGAAGTACATCAAGGACCAGAAGAAATGGCTTGCCTATAAGCAGCCAAACGTCTGGTTCGATATCAAGAAACCAGAGTAACACAATGAAAACACTATTACTATCGATTCTATTCTCAATCGTGGCATTTAGCCAGGATGTAACCAACGAAATCTACTGGGCCTCACAGCCCCCGGAAGTAAGGGCAATAAACCAAGAGCATGACGTTACCGTTCGCGCTCGCCTCGCCGAAGAGCTAGCTAAAGCCGGTTTCAAGATCGACGTTCCTATCATGGTCTGGCAATGGGACGCATTTAAGGTAATGCAGCTCCGTAAGGCCTATGGCTACACCTGGGTTCCCAGTGCCTTGATGCCTAATATCCAGATCGCTCCTGGTTTAATCAGCCACGGAAGCACTCCGTATGACCCCAACTCGCCTCCAAGCGGATCTATCAAGGTTTCAACCGATGCCATCGATTACCCACCTTATGACAAACCCCCGGTAGTTACTCCAGCTCCGTCTAGCCCTGTCGGAGTTCAGTCAATTGGTAATCTATACTTGACCACGGTAGGAGACACTCTTCCTAGTGGAACTGTTGTTACCGACTCTCGCGGAAGGTTTATCAAGCGTGTTCAAGCCGGTCCTTTCGGGGCTTGGGCATACTGGGAAAAGATCTAAAACAGTCCGAACTCGGACTACTTTCGGCGGATAGGCCAACCGGCTTACCCGCCTTTTTTCTTGCTTATACGTTGATTAACACGTCACAATATAAGTAGATGCCGATCTCTGTTCGACAGATATATGACGAGGTATGCGACTCTCTGTTAGAGCCCGGTGGATTAACCGGTGGCACCGTAACGGAAGATCAGTTTCTAAGCCTCCTAAATGAGTCGGTTATCGAGTTTATTGAGTACGGTTGCTATGCCCACCTGTGTTGTATGCAGGCCGAGCTAGGAGTCCGGGTCTACAACGAGCCGATGTCGGTTAGCACCGTTAAGCAGCTAGCCGCAGCTGAAGTGGCTATCCCCATGAACTCCGGCTTCTACTGGGACAAGTCCAACGCCTCATGGCAGAACGACACCCCCGGAACACCTTCCGAATGGCGTCAAGATCAACTAGACCAACAGCAGGTTGAAGTTAGGCCAGCCCCGGCTTGGACTGGGTACGAAGTAGAGTTCCCGATCAACGGATATTACGGAGTTCCTTCCTCGTGGGTAGCCAACACTTACGATATTGCAGTTGATCCAAGCTTCGCGTCAACCGGACTAATCGGGACAATCGCAGAGTGCGACTACGGAGCCGTGTATGTCGATTTCACTGCCCCCATGTTCGGCATCATTGCCACCGCTGTTCCCAGCCAACTCAATATCACAGAGTTCGCCATTATTGATGCTCCGTATACGATCAACAGACTTGACCAGTATATAGCTGACATCAACCCAACTTTCAAGTCATATCTTAAGATGCTGGTTCTTGTAAAGATCCACTCAGGTGACTGTGAGAGCAAGTCTCTGGCGCTAGCTAAATACTACGAAGCCAGAACCGATGAATGCGAGAGTCTGATCGGCTCTATCTGCTCAGAGAAAGTATCTTAAAATGCCTGCCGCAATCACTATCACCCCACGCCTCATATACAAAGAGGACCTCGCCCTTTCTACTGAAAACGCCCCAGCTACGGTAAGCGTGACAGTCGGAGGGATCGGGACAGCCAACTTAACCCCTCTTACTCCCCTGCTTCTCGACAGCCTGCACTCTTACGCCAATGACGCTGCCGCTGCCGCTGGCGGAGTACCTGTCGGTGGACCGTACTACTCAAGCACATATAACCAGCTGCATATCCGGATGACCTAATGAAGCAACTCCTATTAGCAGTACTTATATCACTAGCCGCTTTCTCCCAGACTACTCAACCGGTACCGCTGCGGGTCTATACGAAGGACGGCATCACCTCCGATACGGTCATCGACAACCGAAGCAGGACCAACCGCGCTTTGACATATGCCTCGGTTGCCTGTAGTGGTTCTGGCTCATGGGGAGTCTCGCTAAACTACAGCTCCGGGTCCGGTGGTCCTTGGACGAGTTACGGCACCGGGTCTTCGATCACTGAAACTAGCTACCCTCCGATTGCCAGTGGGTTCCAGATAACGGCACCGAATTACATCCAGGTGGATATCACATCCGGATCTCCCACCTGTTCATTTAGCGGCACCCTTAACTTCTACATCAACTCCAGTGGCTCAGGCAGCTCAGGGACAGCTCCCTATAGCGCACAGGTAACCGGCCAGTTAACCCTGTCCGTCCCTCAGACTACCCACTTACAGGGAACAGCACCAGTAGCTTCATGCTTTGATGGATCTAGCCCTTATGTGGCGTCTTCGTGTTACTACACCGTGGCCACCAACGGAGATATCGTTTTCACCTGGAGCCCTGCGTTCACCGGTAAGGTTGTCATCCTTGGAGGCAACGGTGGTTCTGGCGGCGGAGGCTCGCTCACTCTCCCGGTATCTGTATTTAACGGAGGAACCGGATCGTCAACCGCATCCGGAGCCAGATCTAACCTTGGACTGGATCTACCTATTGCCATCACTAGTGGTGGAACTGGATCGACATCAGCCGCCGCAGCTAGGGCCGCTCTCAGCCTTAATCCTACCGGAGTCTGGGTTGGAGACGGAACCACTCCAGGTGGAGTCACGGCTTCCAGTGACTTACAGCAGCTACAGCGAAAGGCCAACCAAACATCGGTTACCTACGAGTTCTCTTCACCGGTTCAAGTCAGAACGCAGGATCACGTTTGGTCGTATGCTAACGGTGGGCAAGCCAGCGGAGACTTATCAGCCACTGGTTCCAAAACAATCACCCTAACCCCATGTCCAATTGGTATATATGGATCTAATCCGTATGTAAGTATCACCAGCCAGTCTCGACTTACATCAATCGTTGACGCTGCTAATATCTCCACTATCAACTTCACTACTAACCATAATCTGAAGGTAGGAGACTACATCAAGATAACTGGAGTACTCACTGACACCGATCTTAATGGAACTTATGTCGTAGCCAGTGCCCCAACTTCGACCACGGCTACGGTAATTACTGCCAACGTGACTGACGGGACTTACCTGCCAACTGGGTCTGACTCCGGCATGGAGATAGATATCCCGTTCAACTACATCCGAATCAGCGGAGGCACAGGAACCGCTGAGACACAGCCTTTGCAATCTGGCGGGAACTGCACGCCGGGAGCAATATCAGGAACAGTTGTCGTGAACACCTCGCAGACCCATACCGGGGCTTGGTCTATTGGCACGGCGACAGCTGGTATTCAAGAGGCCTCGCTGTACGCCCAGACGCTGCCAAACGGTGGAGAGGTTCGCCTACCTAACGGCAACGTGACGGTGTACGCCACTACGGTCCTGTTATCTGGATTGCCGGTCACGTTCCGTGGGTCAGGGCCATGGGCTACTGCCATCCTGGCCGACACCTCACTCGCCACACACGACATCTTCTACTGCCCAGGTCCAAGCTGCATCAACCAGTTTTTCGATATGACAATTGCTGGGACTTCGTCTACAACATCTGGGGCTGCTATTCACCTTAAGGATAATACCTCAGGGTACCCCAAGATCAGCAATGTCCGGTCGGTTGACACCTATGTTGGCTTCTGGATCGATAACTCTGATTACGTCGATGTGCTTAACTCCTATTACGATCAGTATGTCAACACTACTGCATACGCCGGTCTATGGGTCAGTGGGTCTAGTAGCGACTCGCATATCACCGGAGGACACTATACCACTCCAGCGGTTAACGTGCCTACCATGCTAGATTACGGAATTCTAATTACAGGAGCTGACGGAGTTACTATATCCAGCGTCTCAGTGAGAGGTAGTATCGGGATTGGCATTGAGCCAGCCTTTGGCACCGGATCTTTGATCTTAGGTAGTGTATTCGTTAACAATGTAATTGTCGATACCTGTCGGAATAATGCCGTTAGAATCTTGTCTACCGGTACTCCTGCCGGAAATGACTTCTTCGGTAACGTCAACATCACAAATTCCCATATCTCGTCGGCTGATGTATTCGAGAACGCCGATCAGATTCTTATCGATACCACTACCATGGGCTTGATGTATTCAGGAATTAATATCAGTAACTCGCTGGTAGCTAATGCCACGCTAAACGGGATTAAAGCCAGGAACGTTCGCGGCCTTAAAATCAACAACAACAACGTCCTGAATAACGATTGGTCTAGCACCGGAAACTCTGGTATATATATCGATGGTGGTGCATATATCAATATCGTCGGCAACATCCTTCAGGATACCCGTGCGGTACCACTACAGGATTACGGCGTGTTCTTCGTCAATCCGATTTCATTCGTAACTATGACCGGGAATAGCTCAATCGGAAATTCGCTGGCTGGATACCTGAACAGCGCTACGATAACCAATTCAATCGCATCCAATAACACCGGGGCTGACGACTTGATTAACTCCGCTGCCGCCGCTGCCGTCATGACGCTCCCTAGTAATATGGGGAAAACACTATCTCTATCAGTAGGAACAGGTACTGTTAATACATTGAACGGCGCTATCGGAAATGGATACGAAATAAATATCCTGGCTCCGAATGGAGTTACTTTAAGCACGGCAGGTAATTTTGCCTTTACTCGCTCTAGCGCTGTAGGTGGAACCAAGTTCAACTGCATTTGGAACACAGGCGACTCTAAGTGGTACTGCCAGTAACATGAGAGAAAACATCACAAAGCGGTTCCCGTTTAGCAATCGCGGGTTAGTCCAGAAGCTTGACACTAATCTACTGGGCGAGGACCAATACTCATTCCTGCTGAATATGACTTCATTCCAGGAGGGGTCCCTGCGCCCTCGCCTTGGATGGAGGCAACTCAACATCAACTGGGGAATCAACCAGCCTTCCTATGTCCATACTCTCGCTGTATCTAGGCTAGACGGTCCGACCGGAACCCTTTACTCGTATCTAGGTGAAGGAACAAACATACAGCGTGTTACCTACTCCGGGTCAGCTGGCGTAACTAGCGTCATTGCCACGAACGTAAATACAGACCCTCACAGAAGCAGCTACAGTATCTGGAGAAACGACAAGTCTGGTGATAACCTGATGGCTTACTTTGCCACGGGGCTAGAGATGCTGCGAGACAACGGGTCCTATGGAGATGCTAGGGTGTGGGGAATCGATCCTCCACCTGATTTCGCCCGTGCCGCTCCCGGCGAATATACGTTCAAGAACCTGATTAAGTCTGGTACATTCAGTGCGGCTCCGGCTATCTCTCTCACTAACGCTAGGCTAAGCGATACTATCTCGTCCGTCACCGCTACCGCTGCGGCTACTGGATCTGAAGGGTACTACGAGATCGGTCTTACCGGTGGAGCAACCAGCATCAATAAACTCCTTCCAGGAATGTACTTGAATGTAAACGGAAACGATGTTTATGTTGATAAGGTTGATGGCGTATCCAACACCTTCTATGCCTATTTCACCTCACTACCGGCAGCTGGAAACACGGTTGAGGCATACGAGTCCGGGAACGTAAGTAACGTAGCTGGAAGCGCCACTAGTGTAACAACAGATCCAGGAGTAGTGGTAGCCAACCTGTCATTCGGTGGAAGCGCTGAGGACGGGTACGACACTGACGACACTATCGCGATGTCGTTGTACAACGCCACCCCAACGACCGTTGCTGATATCCGACTCCGCATCCTTACTGGCGGCATCTCGACCGACTACTACGAGAAATCGATACTCCCTAGCCCAGCCCAAGATGTTCAGAATTCAGCTACTACGATCACCAATACCAGTAACGCTGCCGACTCGCTAAATGAATACGGACAGTACTCTTCAACTGGTGTATACGGGCAGTTAACTGATACATCGATACAGGATAACCTTAGCGGAAACCCGTATATCCCGCCACCGAACAACATCAGCTCTGGGCTTCAGCCAGACTCTCTAGTACCGGCATCCGGTGGCGTTTGGAATGAAATCGCTATCTCGAAGAGAGACTTCCTGAAGGTTGGTCGCGCCGGTCAAAGCGGATTCACTTGGGCTGATGTAACCGCTGTTCAGATTATCGTAAAGCCGACGACGACTACAGCCGTAGCCACCATCAAGATTGGATCGATCTACGCCTACGGAGGAAGCGGCCTTAATGCCGACTTTAACACCGCTCTCCAGCCATACGACTACGTATACACCTATTTCGACCCGGAAACTCAAGCCGAATCAAACCCATCACCGCTGATGCTGGAAGGCATCCGCACCACCCGAACATCCATGGCGGTTAGGGTTAGGGGGTGCGATAACATCACCGGTAAATATCAAGGCATCCAGAAGATCGCAGTGTATAGGCGAGGAGGAGCCTTCACTGACGGATTGTTCCGCCTAGTCGGATATATCGACAATCCGGGATCAGGCGTCACCACGCTATTCACCGACTCCGCTGATGACATATCGATCAAGACCAACCGGTTGGCAGCGTTCGACAACAACGCCCCGGTTACTGCCAGCCTCCCATTCCTTATCGAAGCGACGGTAACTAACGTAATTTCAGGAGGAGACGACCAGTACGTATTATCCCTATCGCTACCGTCATATGCACCGACGCTAACCGACTACGTAAACCCTCTAACCCCTTGTACTGTCTCACCAGGAAGCACCAGTTCCGAGCAGCAGCTCCGCACTTACATTCAAGAGCTTACGGCCACAACAGTAACTCTGTACGCTCAAAGAGAGATTCTAGTTGGAGAGAAGGTCTCTATCGAGGTCACGTCAAGGTCTGGGTGCGATGTATCCTGTTACGCCTTCGACCGCATGTGGCTAGCCGGAGACCGGTTCAACCCCCATGTAGTCTACACTTCTAAAACCGGTAGGCCGGAGTCGTTCCCTATTATTAACGAGGCATCCGGAAACGCTCACGTCTATAACGTATCATCTCCAGATAACCCGATTAACGGGATTATTGAATTTAACGGAGAGGTCATCCTGCTCTGCCAAAACGGGATCTACTCAGCCCAGTTAGTTCAGGGCGTTATACGAGTCCAGAAATCACCAGCCTCTCGCGGTCTTTACGCTAAGGGCGCGTATGCGTTAATTGACAACGAGATCTGGTTCCTAGCTTACGACGGCATCTATACTTGGTCAGGGAATCAGGTCACTAAGAAGAGCCTAGCTATTGACCCTATCTTCAGAGGAGAGGAGATCAACGGGATATCCCAGATCGACTTCACTGGTACGTTCGGGACTATCCCCGCCATCTCGTTCTTTTGTATAGCCCAGAAGGGTAACGAGGTATTCTTCAACTACCTGACTGCATCGGGTTGGTTTGACACTCTCCGCTACCACACCATCTTTGACCGGTGGAGCCTTGAGGAATACTACGACCCAGACTCGACTGATACCATTACCAGGAACGGTATCGTTCTACCGATCTGTTCAGCAACCGCGCTAGCGCTAGACGGAACATCAGGTCAGCTCATTGGAGCC